TAAATTCCGGTACAACTGTAATGGCAGCATTGAATCCGTTTTCAATTACAGGAGCCATTGAAGGGAACATTTCCTTAAGCCCGTCCTTCAATCCGACCACTATATCTCTTCCAAGCGTCTTGATTTTCGGTACCGCTTTTTTAACCCCTGTTTTAACCACGCTTGGCAGTGATGAGAATACACGTCCAATCATCGGAACCGCATTATCGAATAAGAATGTCGACGCACTATCCACCAACTGTTCCATTGATCCGGTTATATCTCCGCCAATCGCCATATTTCCAAGAACGTTCTTTGCTGCTGCCTTCATCGCTGAGAACGAACCACTAAAGGTCTGTCCGGCTTCTTTTGCGGTTGTTCCGGTTACTCCGAGTTCATTCTGAATCACATGAATAGCACTGTAAACATCAGACAAGTTGCTGATATCATACTTAACACCTGATATCTTGCTGGCATCCTGAAGCAGTCTCTGCATTTCTTCCTGCGTACCGCCATATCCCAACTTAAGATTATCCAGCATCGTGTAATTCTGCTTTGCAAATCCCTGATACGCATTCTGGATAGACTCCATGTCGGTGCCAAATTTGTTTGCGTTGTCTGCCATGTCAATCATAGCCATATCAGCAACTTCTGCAGCCTTAGCGGTATCACCACCTAAGCTGCTCAAAAGTGATGCAGAAAAACTTGTGACCTGTGACATATACTCATTGGCAGATAGACCGGCTGTCTTAAACGCTGCATCCGCATTGGCTTTAACAACACTAGCATTCTCCTTGAACAATGTTTCCACGCCACCAATGCTCTGCTCCAGTGCAGCTCCCTCCATTACAGCACCGCCAACCACTGCTGTTGCTACAATCGTTACTGGAATAGCCACGGTTGCTGCCAAGGTCTTGAGTTTGCCACTGATAGCAGATATTCCACTTGCTGTGGCATCCTTCAGCCTTACTCTCGGGGAAAAAATCTTCCCACCTAATGCTTTCAGCTTCCCAGTTATCTTTGTGACTTTAGAAGTGATTGCATCTTTCAATTTAATAACGGGTGTGGTTACTTTTTTCGCCACCCCCGTTAATGCATTTTTTATTGATTTTACTTTTGATGTGGCAGAATCCTTTATCTTAATGACCGGAGTTGCCACCTTTTTTCCAACCGTCTTAATTCCATTGCTGACTTTTGTTATTGTCGCACTGGCTGCATCCTTCGCCTTAATGACTGGGGATATTACTGTTTTTCCTAACTGCTTTACCTTTCCGGTTAGCCCATCCGTCTTTCTTGTTGCCGATTCGGTATTGATCTTAGCAGTGTAAGTTTTATCCCAAGCACGCTGCAGCTCTTTCCTCGTTTCAGCTGCATCTTTCCGGAGGGCGGTCTGTTCTTGTCGGATGCTCTTTAGCACAGAGCTGGCATTATCCCGGATGGAAATACTTCCTACAACACTCATTTAGCCACCTCCACCTCCCGAAAACAGCTGCTCACGTTCTTCAATGCTCTTTAACATCGATGCATAATAGAAACATTTTTCTTCCACCCCAAGCTGGAGCAGATACTCCAGCTTGAAGCCTTTTTGAATATAATAATGCAGGAAATAACACTCACCGTCTTGGTCTATGAGTTTTTTTGTTCTTCAACAACCGTCACTTTTTTACTTCCGATCACACCGGACAATTTCATAATTTCCGTAGCAATGGATGTAATCTCACTCATCTCGAAAATATCAACCACTTCCGGATAGGTCTTAATCTCGCCCTGATCCTTTAATTCCATTGCGACCGCCTTTAAATCAGGCTCAACAACTGCCAGATAAATACAATACTTATCAGATGCGTTCGGATCTTGCTTATCGTCAATCTCCGTGCATTCCACAATTTCCGGATAGTTCAGGTTCCGGATCTTGATGTTCTGGTCAATGCTCGGAACATATAAAGTCTCGTACTTTGTAACCTTCTTATCCTTTAATCTCTGAACAGCCTTCGCTGTAAAGGCTTTGAAAATATCATCTTTATTTTTTTCCATAGCAACCTCCTACGCAACAGCATCTAAGTTCTGCAGATCAGAAGGTGTGAATCCGATAGAAACTTCTTCCTCGATAATTCCACCCTTCTCCCAGTTCACAACCGGAATCTCATTGTGCCATACATTATCACAAGCCCAGCGTTCGATCTGACCTCCAACAGCATCAGGATCTGCCAGCTTCGCAATAACCTCTGCACGGACATCCATGCCCTTTTTCCAGTTCTCCAAGATTTCCTTTGCTCTGGTATATACCTTTTTCACGGTATAAGAACCTTCGCCCTTCAGACCGGTAATCTTGCTGTCCACATCAATTCCCAGCTGCACATCCTCACGGTTAGCAGTTACTTTCATTTCAATTTTGGAGAATTCAAAAATCTTCTCTCCGTTGATCCAGAGTTCTCCCCATGTTCCGGAGAGAGTCTTATTACCTCTGATAACTTCCATATCCGTTTACCTCCTACATATTGACATTCATTTTCAGATCTTCCATTGCGTTTACAAACTTTACATTGCTAGCGATAAATACCTTTGTTCCGGTGTTAGCTTTAGCAACTGCAATATCATCCATCTCGGAAGTATCCATTCCTCTGCTCTCCAGATAAGTACGCTGTGCATCGATATCAATCGCCACCACATTATCATAGGATTTATCCAGCACATTGCCGAGTAGCCCTTTGTGGTAAGCACCAATGGCAGCCACGAACATCTGCTTTCCATCGTAGTCATTGATGATCTTGCCGACATAGCTTTCCTCATAGGTTTCCCTGATGTCATCCATGTATAAGTCCATTCCTTCTACAATCTTGATAAAACGGACATCCTCTGTCTTTTCTGTCGTGAAACTGACAAGGCTGTTCACGCCTCGCCCAATCTTGTACTTCCTTCCATCAAAGACAATGACCATCTCACCAGCATTGATACGATCATCCGGATCGTCCGGAGTTTCTGCTTCAGAAATATCGTCCAATACATAATATGTGCTGCTTCTTGCAAGGGAAAGCCCTGCAAGTACCCCGGCAATTCTCGCACAATACTCAGCTGCAGTATGCTTTGCGCCGGTAATGGTCGTGGAGATATTCTCTGTTGTGAGATTGATGATTCCTTCATGATCTCCCTTACAGTGTGCCAGAACCGCCTTGAAGGTCTTTCTCTCATCATCACGGTACTGCTTGATCCACGCTGAGATTGTTGTTGTATCAGTAGAACCAAGACCGGGAATGGTAAGGTAGTTCCATTTCAGATCTTTCAGCTTCTTAAGTTCAGCATTGTACCCTTCTGCATTTTCTGCTCTGCGGATTGTAATGACAGTAGACGGAGCTCCAGCGAACACCAGCTTCAAATAGTTGTAGTTCTGCTCTGTCCAGTTCTGAAAATCAACCTCATCCACCTTCTTGTAAATATTCAAGTCTTTTCCACCTTCGGTACCGTCCGTGAGAATCATGGCAACGATACCCCTTGCACTTCTTTCAATGGCAGACACTGCTTTTCCACTGAAAATCATGCTAAAACTCGGTAATCCTAAACTCATTTAAATCACACTCCTTTTCTAATAGCCACTTCCAGCTCTCCCATCGGTTCAAACTCATTCGTCTGCTCCCGTGCCTGACGGAAGTTTATGGTAAAACTGTAATGCAGCACATGGTCTGATACTTTCATATTGGCATCATTGATGGTTATGTTCCTGTCTCCAAAACTGAACACCGGTCGGACAACCGCATCAATCTCTGCCCCTTTAATCAAATAGGCGGTATTGCTCTCGCTTTTCTCGTGGTAAGCAATATCAACCAACACTCCCATATCCGTAAAAAATCTGTCGACTGTCTCGTTCCCATTCGGGATGATATCTACGAAGTAATAGGTTTCTGGTTCATCAAGCCCATGCTTTTCTTCCGTGCCTTTTATTTCCTCGTAAAAGACATCGGTATCCGGATCAATCCCTTTCAGCAATGCTGTGATTGCATTTTTTATCTGAATAATCGGATGTTCCATAGTCCACCTCCTAAAGTTCATGAGTATTCAGGAAGTCATTCATCCACTCCCGGAGATAACCGGGAAGGTGTTTCTGCACTTCCTGAAGGGAAAGCTCCATCATGTGGGCTCCTTTTACAAAGCCCTTTCCACCTCTTGTCTGGTGTCCATATTCCACCGGCTCGACATACTCCACGTTGTTATAGACCTCGATGTAATATTCATTGCCTCGCTTTTCTATACTCCCAACGTGCCACTCATTCCGCAAGTGTCCAGTCTTAACCGGAGTGTTATCCTTGACCTTTCCCTGAAGCTGAACCGCCAAATCAATAACCATCTCCCGGAACTCAGCCGGGTACTGGCTCTCTATGGCTTGTGAGAGTCGTTTCTCCCATTCTTCCAGCCCCTCCAGCTTATACTCAGTATTAAACAGTTTCCTTGTCCAACTTGACCGGGATATTATTATGAGACTTCATGCACTCAGGAAAACCTGCAACCGCTTCAATTTTCTTTCCAAAGTGCGTGATCACAAGGAAATCATTGGTCTGGATATCAACTTCCGGACGGGTAAACAGACAAAAAGTTGTTTCCGTCTTCGCAGTAGATTTCGATTGCTGCAGCTTTCCACCTGTATGTGTAGACAATGCGCATTCCACATCTTCATACACAACTTTTCCATCCAGACCGCTTTTAAAAACGCTTTCTCCACCCGGAAGGGTATCTTTGAAAGCTCTGTAAACGGTCACGGTATCTTCGTATGTTGTTGCAAGGATATCAGCTTCTGTCATTTTGCTAAATCCTTCGGCAGATTTATTTTTTTAAAACGGTTAAGGGATTTTTCATAGTTCTTCATAAAATCAACAGTGGCTTTCTGATTACCACTTCCGTCACGATAAGAAATGGCGGTATCACCACGATTGATACTCGCCACTTCCTTCTCGCCGGTCTTTACCAGATCAGCCTTCAACATATCTTCAGCAATCTGTGCTGCAGTGCTGAGAAGCCGCTCCGGCAGATCTTCACGGTTGCAATAAATCAGGATCTTATCCACTGCCCTTTTGACATACCTTCTGGCTGACCGTTCTTCCGTTTCTGACATCTTCATGCTGTCCATCACTTCCGCTACTAACCAGTCCTCCTGCTCCTTTGTCATGGCAGTTCCTCCTTATTTTTTCTCTGCAGCCTTATTTTTCTTCAAAGCAGCCTCCAGCTGTTCCTTCGTGCCAGAAAGTTCAGCTTCCAGAGTAGCGATCTTTTTATCAGCTTCTTCTGCGTATTTAGAAGCCTCCTCCAGCTTTTCTTTCGTTGAAGTCAGCTCCTTTTCCAATTCTCCCCTTCTAGCATCCGACGCTTCAATGACTTTTCCTGCTTTTAAAAGCTGCTCTTTCAATTCATTGATCACAGCTTCAGATGCGGCATTACTTTCTGTTTTATTCGCAACTGTTCCATCTGTTCTGACAAACCCCTTGGCTTCCAGAGCCTTGGCTTTGTCCTCGGAATCAACACGCTTCACTACATTCGCTCTCTTTAATTCGATCTCGCTCATGGTCTACTCCTTTCCCCCCTGGGCTAATTCTTCTTTCACATTAACAAAGCACTGTTCCACCTTACGAGCAGGAATCCAGATATCGTGGAACTTACGATAATCCATCGCCCATGCTCTTGCCTTCTGGTTGGTTTCCGGATCAAAAATTCTCATTTTATCCGTCTTGGACACTGCAATAGGTGCCTTTCTCGGAGTGATGATCCAGTTGATGCTCTTGCTGTTTTCAGTAGGAGCAAAACCACCAGCTTCCTGACCGGAAGTCACGCCATCCTTGAAAAGGTACTCCGTCTTCATTCTGTCGGAGCTTACCGGGATTAAAGGATGGATACCATCCAAGCTGCGAACCTTAAGAGTTACATCTCCCTGCTTGAAATCGGTTATATCCAGCTTCTTTGAGAGCTTTTCGGACATGCTTAAGATTGCTGCTACCATGGAATCAATGGTGATAACCAGTGGTGTGTTCTGTCCAACGATCGCCTGAACAGCTGCAATATCATAGTAAAGTTTCTGAAGAATGGTTGCTTCATCAGCGGTATAGCCTCCGGATGCCTTGCCCTTCTTGATACACGCTGCAGCGATGGTACTGTAACGATATGCATCAATCTCAGGAACAACCTTGGTTCTCTGGAACTCGCCCATAACAGTGGATGCAGTCAATACAAAATTTGTCTCATCCACATCGTTCTCATCAAAACTGAAAGAGCGTCCTCTGTCCTGAGTCATCTTCTTGGTTTCATACTGGAAATT